CCACCCTTTCACATCACTAAAATACAAAAAATAAACTTTTTAAATAACAATTAAAACCCTTTAAAAAAATGGCAAAACGTCAAGTAAAAAAGTTGCTTAGCAACATCAACAGAGCAGATGCAGAGCAAGCATTTGCTGAGTATGCAAAAGCTACAGCGCAGCAAAACAAAATCACAGCTGCACAAGATTTAGCTTTCGCTAAAATTCGTGAAAAAAATCAAGATGAGTTAGCAGAGCTTGAAAAAATTAAAGAAGATGCATTCGAAATAATGCAAACCTACGCAGTGGATAATCGTGCAGATTTTGGTAATAGAAAATCAATGGAGTTAGCTCATGGCGTATTAGGATTTAGAACTGGCACACCAAAACTTAAAACCTTAAAAGGCTTTACCTGGAACTCAGTAACTAACCTTTTAAAAGAATTTTTGCCAACTTATGTACGTACCGTTGATGAGCCAGCAAAGGATAGATTATTATCCGATCGCGAATCGCCTGAGGTAAATAGCTTGTTTACCAAGGTAGGTATTATGGTAGATCAAGATGAGGTATTTTTTGTAGAACCTAAAAAAGAAGAGGTACCAGCATAGCCCCTACATTCATGCCAGTTGATGTAAAATAGGAATAACATCACATCCCAAAAAAAAACACTTAGTAAGTACAAAGGCTATACCGAAAAGAATAATGATGTGTATATAGGTTCGAGGCCTATACTGGTAGCAACAAAAAACAAAATAGCAATGAATGGCAACCCATTTACTGATGAGCAAAAAGATGTAGTTAAAAAACTATATCCTCATAGGCCCACAAAAGAAATAGCAGAGCTTATACAACGCAGCGAAGCCAGTGTGTACAGATATGCTAATTCAAATGGCATTTATAAAACGGCTGAGTACTTAGCCAGCGATGCTAGCGGCAGGCTCAATGTGTTTTGCGAAAATGGCAAATCATTTCGTTTTACCAAGGGCCATGTGCCATCCAATAAAGGGCAAAAAATGCCCAATGAAATGTACAAAAAATTAAAGCCCACCATGTTTAAAAAAGGGCAAGCTCCACACAATACAGCCAAAGAAAATGGTGTAATATCTACCCGAAAAGATAGTAAAGGCACTTCATACCAATTTATTCGCATTTCACTTGGCAATTGGGTACCACTTCATCAGCATATATGGTACGAGGCAAATGGCAGATACAATACCTCTACACATTGCCTATGGTTTATCAATGGCAACTCATTAGATGTACGCTTAGATAATTTAGAGCTCATAACACGCAATGAAAATGTAAGACGTAATCAAAACAAAATATTAAATCTTCCTCCCGAGCTACAGCAAACACACAAATTAATTAAAAAACTAAAAACAAAACTCAAAAATTATGACACGAAAATTTAACATTGATGATCTCAATGAGCAGTTATTTAATCAGCTGCAAACACTTAACACTGACCTAAAAGGTGATGACCTCAAAAACGAAATTGCCAAAGCCAAATCGATGGCAGATATAGCTAGCGTTATACTAGAAGGTAAGCGCATTCAGTTAGAAGCTATTGAGCTAGTAATGAAAGGAGATGTGTATGTAGACCAATTAGATACAATTATTAACCCTCAAAAACAATTACACTAATGTTCAAGAAACTTATTACAAACTTAGCCAAAAAATTCACGCTATACTTTGTGCCTAAAACTATAGTACTATCGTACAATTACCCTGAGGGTTTATTGGTAAAGGCTACTGAGCTTAATCGTAAAAAATACATTACCATAGCAGTAACTAACCGAGCTGTAAAAGATGAGCCTAATTCTGCTGTTATCTATCATGTGCCATTAGCCAATGTGTATGGTGTTCGTAAATCTACTACACCTTTCGAAAAATGGTACTATGGCAAATTGTTACACAAGCCATGCCCTTCAAAGCCTCTTAAATTATTAGTCGATTAATCAATAAAAGTAATATTATGAAAATAGGATTTAACCCCAATTTTATACCACATATTCTAATTGGTAAAAAAATACATACAATACGTAGAGATGTAATAGGTAGAGCTAAGCCAGGCATATCAATATACATGTATGATAGTGAGCAAGATATTAGTAAAGGGTTAAAAGGTTTTGATATAAAGCCTATTGTAAGTACTCAGCTATTTGAGGTAAAATATACTAAGTTATTTGCATGGTATATATGTGGCCCGGTTGTAAGTATAGATGGTAGAAAGCTAACAATTTTAGAAATACATGAGCTGGCTGTAGCTGATGGCTTTGATAATATAGTTCAGTTTTTCGACTGGTTTAATACTGATTATACCGGTAAAATTATTCACTGGACAGATAAAAGATACTAACCATGCAGAAATTTATAATAGATTTTAAAACATTGCCAGGTGATGAGCTTGTAGTTTGTTATAATACCGATGGCAGGCTGCTTAAAATAGATGCTACCACTGCGCCTACTATAAGTGCTAAGCAAATTCAATTTATAAAAAATCACATTCCAGCTCAGCTAACAGATCCACAAGCACAATTTACTGGGCTTATTAATACATGCGAGGGTAAAATAGGTATAACACAAAGCGAGTTTGATGTAGATTTTGCTACATTTTGGGAGGCCTATAATTACAAACGGCACAGAATACCTGCCCACAAGCTTTACGAAAAATTAAGCTATGCCGACAAATTAAAATGTATTACCAGTGTGGCTGCTTATGATAAGTATAGAGCTCGAAAAGGATGGCTCGAAAAAATGCTACCCGATACCTACATAAGTAAAAGAGAGTTTGATACAGAATGGCGAAAGATAAATTAAAGTAGCATGAATAGAAATAATAAAATAATACTTCACTACTTGCTGCAAAATGATACAGCAACATTAGAAGAAATATATAAAAACCAGCCTACTAGTTACTACCATAACTGGCAAAAATATATGAGTGAGCGTATGAGTAAATTAGTTAAAGCTGGCTATGTTGTTAGGGTAAAAAAAGGAGTTTTTAAATTAAGTACATTAATGCCAAAAGTTAATTTATCAAACAAACTAGAAATTACTAAACACCTAAATTTATTTAATTCAAATGAGTAAAAGAATTAATTATGATGTACTGAGGCGTTATGGTTATCCTCATTTTGATTATGTTGATACAGTAGAAACATCACCACGCTTTTTAGATTATAATCACAAGTACCAGCATGCTAAAGAATCACTATATAATGTAGGTGGTGAATGTAGATCAGAATTAGTAAATAATGTTTGGATGTTAATTTATTATAAGCTAGGCAGTTTTAGTGGCTGTATTATGGATCATAACTGGAGAAAAGCACCTATAAAATTTTTTAATTTAATGTTAGAAGCAAATATTATTAAACAAACACTTTTTTAAACATGACTACAGAATTAAATAAGCAGTTACATGCTCTACTCACCCAAACAGGGCTTGCCAGTGCAAAGTGCTATCTAGTAGAAAGCTTTACACATGGACGTAGCCAAAGCAGTAAAGATTTAACCAATGTAGAAGCCATTGAGTTTATTAAGTATCTCAAAATGCAATTGAACAAACAAAAAATGCAGGCTGCTGATGATGCCAATCATATTAGTAAAAGTATGCCCTCTATTAAAGCTAGTACCCCATTCGAGCAAGCAAACACGATGCGTAAGAAAATAATAGCACTGGCACATCAAATGGGATGGAGTGCCATACACCCTAGCAGTGGCAATAAAATAGCCGATATGCCACGTATTAATAATTGGTGCGTACAATATGGCTACCTACACAAAGAGCTTAACGCTTACACCCTCGAGGAGCTGCCTAAGCTTGTTACCCAGTATCAAAATTTGTATAATTCATTTTTAAAAGGATTTTAAATAACTTTGTAATATGAGAAAACAACTTTTTACCATCATGCTAGCATTTGCATATGCTTTTACATCTGCTCAAACTAGCACCATTAATAAAGAGCCATACTATATAGAAAACTATGGGGATAGCACAGATCAGGTGGCACAAGCTGCCAGCTATAATGGCAATGCACCTATTAATTTTATAGGCTATAAGGTAATGTGGTTAAATAACTTTGCTAATAGTAATTTATTGTCTAGGAGTGGTTATGGAGGCTTAGAGGTAGATGATGTAAAGCCGCCAGTAAGTAAATGGACAATTACCCAAAACGCATTTATAGCAAATGAGCATTTTACACCAGGTAAGATATTTGTAACTGCCTACATTGATAAAAATGAGCGTATAACTAAATGCATCATCACCAGCACTAGTGATAATATGCTCATTGATTTATACAGCTACTACTGGCCTAATGGCATATATGATAAAGTAACTTTTAATAAAACATTAAAAGCTGAAAAAATGTACAAGCTAGATGCAATTACATTAACTAGGGTAAATGGCAAATTAAAAATAATCATCGCACCAGGCGAGTTAACTGCTACAAAAAAATAGCAGTCAAAAAGTATAATAAATGCTAAAAGCTATACACATGTGTATAGCTTTTTTTTATGCACATACAGTAACAGCTAAGCACTATGCTATTTTTGTAATGCCATGAGCATAGCTACTCTTTTTAATACCGAAATTGATACGCTCTTAGAGGGTACACCAGGGCGTAGCGATAGGCTTTTGCAGCTGCGCGATAAAGCGTTATGTGCTAGGTATTTCTACTACATGAGATATAAGCATTACAATTACATCAAATCATGCGAGGAGCTTAGTAACGAATTTTATATTTCTGTCATCCAAATACAGAAAGTACTAAAAAATAATGCTGAAACTTTAAAAGTGTATAAAACCAATCAGCCTACGCTAAAGATGCTCTCTCAGCAATACTCACATTTAAAATGGGATTAGTTAAGCTTGTATTATCAACGGTAATATATTCTATCTTCATTTCTAAATACAATTAGTGGAGATTTTGGCACAAGCGGTGTAGTAAGATTTTGTTTAAAACTAGCGCCATCATTTACTATAAATTGTATTGTTAATAATACAGCTGTATTATTTAAAATCAGGGTTTGATCGGCAGTTATTTCACTAGTATTTATTGGGATTGTACCACTACCTGAGTTTATTTCTATAACATAAAGCTGTACCCTGCCTGGTTCACCTTGCGGCCCTTGTAAGCCTGAGGTAATTGCAATTTCAATGGTATTTTCTTGCTCAGCTGCATTAATATTGAGCGTGCTATTATTGGGTAGGTAATTAGTGGTGCTACTATTTATATGTGCATCATCCACTACATCTACAATTATTTGACACAGTGTAAATACTTCAAAATTATCTGGATTTGTCCATATTAGTAATCCAGCACATCTGCCTGCAAAATTGGAGGGTATATCACTAGTTATATCTATAGTTACTTTTTTTGTATCATTTATAACCTCAGTAAAATTGCATGCTGCAACTTGATCGCCTCTTGCATTTGTAAGGTTTAAAACAAAATCGTTAGAGTATATATCTTTAGGGGCATTTTCCATAGATATGCTCACAGTGGATGCGAATGCCATGCTTTTATAGACGAGAATATTGATTGATTGCATGCTATTATATTTAGTTAATTGTAAAATTTACTTGTAAAGGGGTTTCAGTAGGTGCTAACGCATCAGCATCATACTGTAAGGAGGTGCTAAAGGTTATTTGCCTCACACGTATATTATCATCTCTTTTTTCCGTGGCAGTAGCCGTGCGTATTATAGCGCCTATCTCATCATGTTCCGGCCGCCAATTGTGCAGCAAATTGCATAGCCTATGCTCTAGCTCATAATATTCCAAGCCTTTGCCGCGTACTTCAGCAGTTGTTAAGCTACTTACATCGCTGTAAGTGGTTAGCGCTAAACGTAGTGTAATAGTAGCTGTAGCTATTTGTAAATTATGTAAGCCCTCCTCAAAATTAAGCTCACCTACATCTATAAGCACGCATGGGAAGCTTACGTTAGGTTTATTATCATAAAATTCGAGTTGGCCTAAATCTTGGCTAATAAATCTTATGCCAATAGCATTAGTTTTTATTCGATTTAGTATGGCTGTATATAATTTACTAATTGGGCTTTGTAACATTTTAAAATATGGTTTAAAGGTTATTTTATTGCTTTCATAATTTCACTACTAATAATGCGCTCTATTTGTTTGGTTAGGTACTGGCTTTGCCCTATAAACCTCCTACGTGGTATGTTTTGCTGTATAGTTCTATCATGCGCTTTAACAGTGGTAGTGCCTCCTTTCTTTAGCCTCCTGGTGTGAGGGCTTACTGTTTGCTTAGCTTCACCCCTAAAGCCATCATTATGAGCTTTAGCATAAGGCACATCACTACCTATGGTAACGCTGGTAGCTGTCTTATTCATTATTCTTACACTTCTACGTAGCCTACCACTATCAACTAGTAATGCCCTGCCTTTATTACGTGGGGTAACACCCCAGCGTGTAAATTTTTTTCGAGGCCTCCAGTATTCTACGCTATTGCCTATCCAGTTTTTTTGTGCAAATCGTTGCTTTGTAAATAGCACGGCAGTATCACCTACCTTAATAGGTAGTGTAAGTAATCGGCTACGAAGTGCAGCAGCTTTTGCACGTATATTATTATTTGTTAAAGGCATTGTAGTAAGGGTGTTTTGGTGGGAATGCCAATTTTTCTTTAGCTAAATTAACCTGGAATAATTTTGGTATAACATCAGAGCCTGTAGCTGGCACTTTATCGGTTGGTGTAGCTGGTGTGGTGTACGGTATGCTATCAGCATCACATCTACATTTAAATCCGTTAGGTGGGTAGGCAGTATTCCAAAATTTGTGGTTAGCTGGCAAAGTGGTACCATCTAATAAGCGGTGGCTATCGCGTACTCGAGCATCGCCTACTGTAGAGTATCGTAGCATTGTATCTGAGCTGCTGCTAAAGTTAACCCATTTGCTTGCCATAGTACCACCTGCAATGGCTAAATCATACTCAGTTTTTAACCAGGTTTTATTTAGTTTCAAATTCAATTTAGAGGCTTCTTGCAAATAATCTGCCCACTCGCGTATCTTACCATTGTTATTAATTAAAGCGGTAAGCTTTTGTAGGTGGGTTTTATTTTTTGCCACAGCAAAAGTGTAGCAGTTATTTACTAAATGGCTTAGCATATCTGCATCGGGCGTGTTTAAATCAATATCATTTAAATTTATACCATAACCGGCTTGTATAGCATCCGAAAAATACTTTGCTAGTTTCTTAACCGTTGGTATATGTACTTTGCCTTTGCCATTCTCATAAATATCTTTTACCCATGCCTCTAGCTCGGCATCGCTAATTAGTAGCCCATCATCTGCCAGTGTTTCTATATGGCAACATGTGTGTGAGCTGTAAAGCTGCTCTAGCTCCTTAAACTTACCCTCATAAGCCACTGCTACACTGTAGGAGTGGCTAAGTCGAAAAAATCTGTAAGATCTTTTAAGGTGAGTGTTATGCTAGCATCATTATCTACATTTTTTAGTAAATCTTTTTTATCAGGCTTTACCTCAGGTGCAGTTTTCTTTTGCTTCTCATAATTATCGGGCTTTGGAATGCTATATTTCGTATAAAAATAGTCATCATCAATCGGCAAACCAGCGTTACGTAATGTAGTATCAATTATTACTCTATCTTTTAATTGTACATGCTCTTGCTCAGGTTCAAACTGCCACTCACCACCATCCATAGGCAAGCCCATAGCTTTAAACACTCTACGTACTTCTGTTTCGAGGTAGCCAATTATATACGCTCTGTCATCTTCTGCTATCTGCTCTTGTTGGTTTGCATGTGTGGAGCTTTGTGCATAGCCACTACTTGCACTGCTTTTTGTAGTTTCGGTATTGCCAAGTATCAATATGCTTAGCTGATCATCACATGCATTGGCCAAATCTTTATACAAGTCGCTGCTGCCTGTAGTGGTTTTGCTTTCTAAAAATTCTAGTTTCGCCTCCTCAGGTATTACTATGCTTAATGCACTACCAGCATCATTTAATGCAGCCTCTAATGCAATGCGTGTGGCATCATCGTAGCCATTGTATCTGCCAATTTTGGTAGGCATGCCAAACACCTCAGCATACTGCGACCAATCGCCCCAGCAGCCACGTTTATAAAGCACAAAGGGTACTGCTTTTAAAAGCAATCCCAAATCGTTAGGCGTGCCAATCTCTACACAAGTATTCAAGTAAATGCCCTCCCGGTAACTGATGCCAGTACCATCTGCACCAAATTGCTCTTGTACTATTTGTTGTGTACGTGGCCTAATATGTTTGCGAGGCACACTATAAGTTACTAGGTTGCCAAAGTCATCTTTGGTAAGCTCCTCTAAGCCTATGCCCCACATTTTTGCCCACATCATATTACGTAGCAGCTCTCGAAAGCCTTTACCTTTAATAATATCCGTTACCTCCTCTACTTCTTTGTTGTCATTTAAAAAACGTAGTTTATGGTTTGTGATACTCATTATTCGTTTTTCAATTACACCACTCAGATGAGGATCTAATAGTGCATCATCATACATATCGTACAACTGTACTCTAGCGCCAGTGCCTATTATAGCCTCAGCTTGCTTGTGGGCTCCTCGCCAGTTGTTTATATCTACTTTGCCACCTCTGTTAGTAGTTCGCACTACTAAATTATTGATTACAATACTTTGCCCATCGGTAGTAGATTTTACAACTTGTGTATTATTCTTTTTAAGGGGTGCTTTTCTTATGATAGTTTTTCCAGCCATTTTATATATAATTAATAGTGATTGTTACGCTTAGTATTGCTGCTCCATTTAATAGGGTTTACATTTTGTGCAGGCGATGTACCTGGTATAGTTGCTAGTGGCAGGTTTAAAACTATGTTACCCTTTTGTACCTGGCTTAGCCACATTACGCCAGCATCATACAAATCCTTCCATTTGTCATAGTCTATCGTAACATTACATAAGTGAAGTAAATACCATGCGCTTAAATCTTTGGCTACGCTCAATAGCTTTTTATTTCTGTTGCTGGGAGTTATGGTAGCTAGGTAAGTATCAATATTGTATTTACTACACCAGCCTTTAATTTCATCGAGTGCAGTATCTATAGCATCTTCTATAATGCTATCGTCATTGCGTGTAATTTCGTTTACTACCTCCTCATACATGTGTGTTTTAAGCTCACCAGCGGTTACAAAGTTTGCCATATTAAAATATGATTTAAATCGTTTTTAAATTCGTTTAGGTGATGGTTTGCGTTTTATGATGTGCATATTGCTATTTACATTGGCATAGCTATTTTGTAAAATCCACACACCACCCTCTAGGCAATCGGGGCCGTCCATCAGTTTGCTGTTTTTACTCACGCCTTTCATTTGCGCCTCCATGCGTTGCATGTGTGGATCTTCTTTTTCTGCGATATTGAAAATCAAAAGCCCTAATCTATTCAATGGCTCTAAGGTTCCCTCTATTCGGTAATACTTATCAGGCTTTTTACGTTTATCGGGGGTAATGGGTAGTACTAGGTTTGTAGTTTTGCTTTGTGCAAATACAAGCGGCATAAGTACCTGCTCATAGTGAGGATCTTGCAGGCTATTATTTTCTACATGAATTTTTTTAATATCTACTTTGCCATTATGCATGTATATATAGCCACCATACAGCCAATCTACAAAGCGTGCATTACTAGAAGTATCAAGCCAAACTTTGTATAAATAATAGGTATTTAATTTACGCCCAATTACCTGCACACTTTTATTGCTTGCACTGCTTTTGTCTTTGTTGCTGGTCGATGGATCTGCATATACTAGCACAGCATCGCATGTATGTAATGGAGGCACTTTACCATAGGTAACCTCTTTAAATACATCGCCTTTATCAATTGGGTTGTTATAATACTCTTTTTGCTGAGCTTCATAACTAATTTTGCTAAGTATGTAATCTATATCAGCCTCGCTATTTTTAGTGGGCCATGAGCTCACCCCATTTTTATCACGAATATTTACTACATCTGTGTGATCGGCTATTTTTATAGCCCTAGTTATACAGCAGTCTTTTGCTATAATATTGCCACAAAATATTATACGCTTATTGCCACTAATACTTACAGTAGGTATTAATGCCTCCTCTATCCATTTCCATTTAGCGTTAATACGATCTGTGTTACGCACCTCCTCATCAGTATCTATATCATCAATTAAAATAACATCGGGCCTTACCTCCTCTTTACGTGTACCCCTGGGGCTTTGCCCAGCTCCAATGCTTTTAAAACTTAAACCTTTGCGTGTGGTAAAATTGCCAGCCTCCCAGCTGCCTAACTTTTGCTGTTTGCCATAATCGTGTATTATCCTGGCGTTATGCTCTAGGTTAATTATGTAGGGCTGTAAAAGCTCTTGTGCATTATCGGCACTATGGCTTACAAGTATTACATTACGTACTTTGCCGGTTAGCCCTAGGTGCAATACCTCCATCATGGTGCGTGTACTTTTTGCAAGCTCACGGCTCCAGGCTCTTACTTCATACCACTTTGCATGCTTCATGATACGTTTAGTAGCCGCTTTGTGGAATGGTGCAGGCTCGGCATACGCATAATTTGGAAAATAATATTTAAACCACTGCTCAGGGTTTGCCTCTAGGTTATCTACACGTGCCTTTTGCTCATGTGGCCCTTCGCTGGTATCAATGGGCGTGGCTTTGAGTAAGTTATCTCTATAGGCATCCCAGTACTGATTAGCTTGCTTATCAAGTATGCTATTTTTTTTAATCATTTACAACTTTGTTTTTATAAATGCTTCGAAATAATTACTTACCTCCTGTGCTTTTTGCAAATCATCTTTTTTAATGAAATTGCAAACTTGCATAGCTACCTCTATTACATCTGCTACGCTGGTATCGGTTTCTAAACTACGTGCAGCAGCAGTTAGCTTAGTAAGTGTATCAGCCTCCTTACTATTGGCAAATCGGCTACCCTCTTCGCGCGAGAATATGTAAGTATTTAGCTCATTTATTTGCATGTAAATCCTGCGTAACTCCTGCTCTTTGGTAATGATAATGGAGCTTTTGTATTGTGCCCAATTATCTTGTGCAATCCATTTGCCAAGCGTTTTAGCGGTAACTCCTACTTTCTCGGCTATTTCTTTTTGCGTTAGATTTTCTTTTAAAAAAATCATTTTCGCCCATTCATACTTTTGATCGTTGGTAAGTGTGGCCATTATACTTGTATTGTGTGGTGTAAAAATGCATTAATACGCCTCCAAAATTTAAACTGCATTTGTAGATACTTTGAAAAAAAAACCGTTACGGAGCACTGTGTAGTGCGTTGTAAATACTGCGTTTGCATAGCATAATTGCACGCTGCACTTTTACATCGCTAAGAGTAGTTTATAAAATTTCGAGCATGCCAAAAAGTAGTAAAAAGTTTGTAATTGTAAGTAACCAGGTTAATAACTATGGCTTTAGATACAATACATCAGGCATCGATCTAACCCAATTTAAAAAAAATCCAGTATTGCTATACATGCATGTGCGTGGTAATGTAATTGGGCACTGGCAAGATGTGAAGTTAGAAGCTGATGGCAACATTACCGGTGTGCCTTATTTTACTGATGATAAAGATGATGCACAACTGTATTACAAGCAGGTAGAAGAAGGATCGTTAAACATGTGCAGCAGTGGTATAGAGCCTATTGCTTACAGTAGTGAAATTGAAGATATTTTACCAGGTCAAATATTAGCTACTGTAACTAGAGGCAAATTAAAAGAAGCATCTATAGTAGATATAGGTGGTGATGATAATGCACTAGGCTTATACCATAATGGTGAAATGTTACTACTAAGTGATTCAGGCGATACAGATATTACTCACATTATTCCATCAATTAAAAATTTAAACAATACCGAAATGAAAGAGCAATTAATACCAATGCTTTTATTAGTGGGCCTAACCAAAGATGGCTCACCTGAGCAATTAATGAGTAAGCTACAAGAGCTGAAAACAAAAGCAGATCAAGCTGATGAGCATGCTGCAACCATTGTTACCTTAAATGATACTATAGGCACTTTGCAACAAGCGGCTATGGATGCAGAGGTAGATGCTGTAGTAGATGGCGCTGTATCTAGTCGCAAAATTACTGATGCGCAAAAGCCATTTTACAAGCAAATGGGTAAAACAAATCTTGAAAACCTAAAGCAGTTGTTTGATACTATGCCAACTGTACCCACGTTGCAAAATCTTGTAGGTGCTGGCACTGATGCAAGTGATCCATTGCTAAAACTAAGCTACAAAGAAGCGCACAAAGCTGGCAAGTTAGCTGTGATTAAGCAAATGCACCCTGCTCATTACAATCACATATTTAAAGAGCAATACGGCAAGGAACCCCAAGCATAAGCTAACCACAACACAAGTAAAACCATATTAAATAAAATAGTAAAAAAAAAAGAATGAAAAAAATAGTAAATCTCATCGTATTGCTTAGCGCTGCACTTTTGTTTGCTTCGCCAGTTAGTGTACATGCTTCCGAAATTGTACAAAATTTCCCTTTAGCCATTGTGCCAGGTGTTTTGGGCATGGCATATGGGGCATATATCCACATCACAAAATTATTTCAAACCCCCTTTGTATTTCGCGCTGTAGAAGTAGAAATTTGGACTGAGTACATTGCCGATAACCTTTTTAAAGGCATCGAGTTTTTAAAGAATAGTTTTCGCGCAGATAGTTATGTACTAAGTGGCAAGGTGGTGCATATACCACAACCAGGTAGCAGGCCTACTGTAGTAAAAAATAGAACCTCCATACCTGCTACAGCAGTAAAGAGAAATGATACAGATGTAGTGTATGCATTGGATGAATACACCACAGATCCTACAGTAATTGAAGATGCAGCAACTGTGCAGCTTAGTTACGATAAAATGACTAGTGTACTAGGTGATCATATTGGGGCGTTAAATGAAAGTGTATGTGATAATATACTTAATTCATGGGCCCCTGCTGGAGCTGCTAATATTATTCGTACAAGCGGCTCAAACTATGTATCACATATGACTGGTGCTACTGGTAACCGTAAAGGTTTTACATTAAGCGATTTAAAGCGTGCAAAAGTTACTTTAGATAAGCAAAAAGTAAGTGCTAAAGGACGTTATGCAGTAATGAGCTTTGATATGTGGAGCCAGTTAGAAGATGAGTTAAAAGCTACCAATGCTAAAGATTACTCATTGTATAATGATGCGAAAGAGGGTGCAATAGCTAAATTATATGGCTTTGATATTGTGCCTACAGCCAATGTGGCTACTTACGATAGTGGTGCAATAACTGCTAGTACATGGGCAAGATCTACTACTACTGCAACTATTACCACGCCAGCTCCACACGGATTAGTTACTGGTACTAATGTACAATTAACAGTAACCTCTGATGCTGCCGCTATACCATTAGGTATTTACACAATTACAGTAACAGGTGCTAGTACTTTTACATTCACTTGCTTAAATGCAGGTGGGGCATCCGGTACTGCTTCGCATACTGCTAACGCTGCTCCTGTTGTAAGAGCTATAGGCGCATTAGGAGCTATTACAGATAATGATGCAGTGTTTTGCTATCAAAAAGATTGCGTGGAGCTTGCGCTTGGTGAAATTAAATTCTTTGAGCAAACCAACCATCCGCAAATGTATGGCGATGTGTATAGTGGTTTAGTGCGCATGGGTGGCCGCCAGCGGTACACAAATGGAATAGGCATTGTAGCCATCGTACAAGCCCAATAATATAAGTTTTGTTTTTTGGATTCATAGTTAAAATTGCCTAAGCTAGATAGGTGGTGAGGTAAAAGCCACCACCTCCTAGCAAAGGTTAAAAAAAAAAGAAAAAATTATAAATGCTAGCTATTTTATTACAAATTGCAATAGACCCTGCCAGTACATTACTTACCAGGCTTACAGATCAGTTGTTTACCATTGTGCTGCTAGTTACTATTAGTTGGCTACTATGGAAGCGAATTACCAAGGTGCAGGATCGTATGGATACCTACCTAAGTGAAGATAGAAAAGAAATGAGCGAAGTGATTAAGAACAATACCTCTGTAATGCAAGGTGTAACCGAAATATTATCAGAATTTAAGTATAAAAAATGATAGCCATCACCAAAAGTAGAAGATCCATTAAGTACATAGTAGTGCACTGTACTGCTGGTTGGGCTAATGAAACAATCCCAGCTCTTATTAAAGGATTTAGAGATAACGGATGGAAAAATAATGGGTATCATATAGTAGTAGATGGTGTTGGTAAAAGTCATTTGATTACACCACTCAATAACATTGCCAATGGGGTGGCTGGTCATAACTCGCAATCCATACATGTTAGTTACATGGGTGGAATTGTAAGAAATGGCAGAAAGATACTAGCAGGTGATACACGCACAAACGAGCAAAAAGCAGAGCTTACACGTGTACTTACTCAATTAAAGAAATTGCACCCTACAGCTATGATATTAGGGCATAGAGATTTAAGCCCTGATCTTGATAAAGATGGTGTAGTGGAGCCTAACGAATGGGTTAAAATGTGCCCATGCTTTTATGCGATACCGGAATACAAAAACATTCAATAAACTTTGAAAACTAACACAATCATATTACCTAAAATGCTGTTGCTATCCCAATCCTCATGTGGTGTGTTTACCAATTGGTAAACATGGCCAACATGGGGCTATAAAAGCAGCCTTTAATTAAACAAAAAAAACAAAAAAAAAATACTCATGACACAAGAATATTTAAACAACCTTTTTGAAAATTATCCTGATGTAGATACAATCTATTGGACTGCTGATAGCACAGCTTTTAAAAGTATAGAAGATGCTAAAGCCTATGGGAAAAAATTAGGCAACCTCGATATACAAAAAGTTGAACGTGGTGGGCAGTTGGCAGATGCAGTAGCCGCTGATGTTACTGAAACACCATTAGGTGAAACTACTGGAGCTTATATTGATGATACGCCTGTGAATGAGTTTGTAGATGAGGTTGCTGATGAGGTTAATAACACTGAGGATCTGCCTGAACCTACGCCATATGATGATATGACAGTAGCAGCGCTTAAAGCGTTATGTGTGGAGCGTACAATACCTATGAATGGGGCTACACGAAAAGATGCACTTATAGCTTTGCTTGTAGCTGCTGATGCTGCTAATTAATTAATCAAAGCTCATTTAAAACCCTTTTAAAAAAACTTAAATAAACAATACAATGCAACCAGGTGTAAGTATAACAATTAGAAACGGCTCAATGGGCCAAACCCCTCAGGTAAAAGATGGCACAGTAGGCTTAGTATGCACTGGCTTAGCAAATAATGCAATACTAAACACACCGGTGCTATTAACTAGCATTGCTGATTTTACCAATATAGCATTTGCCTTATTAGCCAGTACATGGGCTAGAGTAACTACCACTGCTACCATTACCACACCATCGGCACACGGCTTATCTACTGGCGATTCAGTAACTATTTCGGTTACATCGGAAGTATTGGCTATACCTGTGGGTAATTATGTGGTTACGGTAGTAACGCCTACTACATTTACTATTACCTGCTTAAATGCAGGTACTACCAGTGGTACGCTTACCACATCAACTCGATCTGTTACGGATGCATATGCACTTAAACATGTAACTGAGTTTTATAATGAAGCTGGCACAGGTGCATTGCTTTATTTATTGCTTGTGGCCGAAACGCAAACCATGGTGCAAACTGTAGATAATACTAATGCGAATGGGGCTAAAAGATTGCTAGATTTTGCTCAGGGTGAAATTAAAGTATTAGGTGTAGTTCGTAACCCGATTGGTGAAGCATCGGTACCGTCAAACTTTTTTAGAGCAGATGTAATAGCTGCTGTGGCAGGAGCTACTGCCATGGTAAATGCTTACAGAGCTATACAAGAGCCAATACGTATATTATTGGGTGGGCGTTTAGATGTAACTTCCAATGTGCCACAAGATTTAAAAGCGCTTAGCAACAATGCAGTAGGCATTATATGTGGCGATACTAATAACACTAGTAATAATGCTGCTGTAGGTTTAGTACTAGGGCGTGTGGCAAAAGTGCCAGTAAGTACTAGCATCGCTCGCGTAAAAGATGGGCCATTAGTAGGTATTAATGATGCGTTTATTGGCTCAGTGCGTAGCGAGGCATTTACACAACGCGATGTATTAATATTTAGAGGAGCCATTACTTTAACTAGCTATAACCAGCGTACTGGTTATTATTTAAGTGATGATCCTATGTGTACTTTGCAAACCGATGATTACACAAACTTGGTAAGTGGCCGTGTGGTAGATAAATGCCAGCGTATAAGTTACCAGGTGTATGTGGATGAGCTTCATGAGAGTGTGCCTATTGATACGGCAAGTGGTAAAATTAGCCCTGAGGTAATAAAAGCTTTAGAGGGTAAAATAGAGTACACTGTACGTACCGCTATGGCTGGTGAGTTGAGTGGCTTTGATGCGCTTATAGATCCTAATCAAAATATTTTAGCCACTGGTAAGCTAGATGTACAAGAGAGTGTAACTCCATTTGGGTACATGAGAAAGATAAACATTTTGTTAGGCTTAAACAATCCATTTAATTAATCAAAATTTTTAACAACATAATACAATACAATGAATTATTTAAAAGAGTCTGAATGGGCCGACCTTAAAATAGCGATAGATGGTAAAACCATCACTGGAGTACGTAACATCATGTACAAAAAAACCCCTGATGATGAGCCTTTACATGCAGCAGGCCGCGAGCCCATTGGCATACAAAGTGGTAATAACACCTATGAGGGTAGTATAAAGCTATTAAAAAATGAACTCGACGCATTAAATACTGCTGCACGTTTGTTAGGCTTTGATGATATATGTGATGTATCGGGCTTAGTAATCACAGCTGCTTATATGCCACGTGGGGCTAGAGTTTTACGCACAGATACATTGACTGGTGTAAAGCTAGGTGAGTTGTCGTACAACATGGAGCAGGGCGCTAAATTTATGGAACACGATATACCGTTTAAATTTCTCAGCAAAAAAAGCGCTTAATTAATTAACATTTAAAACCCAATTTAATAAATTATGAAGGATGAAGCAACAGCACAAGAGCAAGCCAAGATAGATTTAGTAATGGCTAAATTTCCTGAGTTTAAAAACTTAGAGGCTACACATGGCAAGTTAAAGGCTATTATAGTAGAAGATAAGATAGGCCTTTTTAAAAAACCAACCCGGCAAATAATCGGTGCAGCATCAGCACTGAGTACATCAGATCCTATGAAGTATTTAGAGATGCTTGCAGAAAATTGTTTTGTGGCTGGTGATAGAGAGCTCTTAGATGATGATGATTACTTTATGGCCATCATGCCAAAGCTCAATGAGCTTATTGAAACAAAAACGGCTGAGCTGCTAAAGCTCTAGTAGATACAGATGGCAGCTTTGCTAACAATCCGATAGCCTATATTGATACGATGTTAGGTTATTATATGCCCAGTTTGGATGTATCTACATTAGATGAGCCAAACTGGGCATTAACATTTAAAATGCTATTAGATATACGAAAAAAAGAAAACAGCACCCATGAGTAATATTTTAGAGTTTGTAATAAAGTTTAAAGATCAGATGAGCAGTGGTATCACTGCCATAGGTGCAAATGTTGATCGTACATTTAGTAGAATCGATGGCCGTAGCAGGCAAGTAAGCAACTCAATACAGGGCATTAATGCCAGGTTAGATGCGTTACAGCGTACACGTGATATAAGCGTAAATCTTCGTGATATTAGGCAGGCAAATAGAGAGATGCAAAGCTTGGAACGTCAAAGAGATAGACTAAGTGGTAGAGGTGGTGGCCCTGGTGGTGCTATACGTACCGGCATAGCTGTAGCTGGTGCTGGTATGATGTTACGTGAAAGTGTAATGCAAGCCACAAGGCAGCAAGGTATAGAAGATGCTATACGATTTAGTATGGGTAAAACTGCTGGCAGTGCCATGCTGGGCCACATCAAAGAGCGTAGCAATACTTTAGGCTTAGACCAAATGGCTAGCCTAGAGGGTGCTAAAACATTTTTAGGCGCTACAAGTGGCAAATTATCTGAGCTTGATCAGGTCCC